GCTTGAGGCGTGCACCGTCAGTTCAAACACAGGGTGGACCCATGGGGGAGAACGTCGCGGGCGCACGGCTCAGCGTCGGGTCTTCGTCGGCGTCGTGGCCCGCCGCCAAGATCGTCAAGCGCCGGCTGTCGCAGCTCAAGCCGGCACCGCGCAACGCGCGCCAGCACAGCGAGCGCCAGATCGAGCAGCTCGTGGCGTCGTTCAAGCGCTGGGGCTGGACGATGCCGGTGCTGGTCGACGAGGGCAGCGAGATCATCGCCGGGCACGGCCGCGTCGAGGCGGCGAAACGGCTCGGCATCACCGTGGCCCCGACTGTGGTGGCGCGCGGCTGGACGGACGAGCAAAAGCGCGCCTACGCCATCGCCGACAACAAGCTGCCGCTCAACGCGACGTGGGATGACGAGCTGCTCTCGGCCGAGCTGATCGATCTCTCGTCAGTCACCAGCATGGTCGAGCTGGGCTTCTCGACCGCCGAGCTTGCCCGACTGCTCAAGCCGATCGGCGAGGCCGCCGCGCCGCAGCTGGGCAACGCGCTGGAGCATCGCATCATCGTCGAGTGCAAGAGCGAGACGCACCAAGCCGAGCTGCTGGAACGCTTCGAGCGCGAGGGGCTCAAATGCCGACCGTTGATCTCCTAGTCGAGAGCCCGCTCAGCCATTCGCCGCGCGCCCGGCAGCTCGAAGCGATGTTCGACGTGCCGCAACAGGAGCGCGCCAAGCTCGAATGGAAGGGCGAGCTGCCGATCGAGGGGCGGCCCTGGTCGGTCGGCTTGATCGTGGGCCCATCGGGGGCGGGCAAGTCGACGATCCTGCGCAGTGTGTTCGGGGAGCCGCGCACGTTGGGCTGGGGTGGCGCGTCGGTGATCGACGATTTCCCGGCGTCTCGTTCAATGAACGAGATCGCAGCGGCGTGTCAGGCGGTCGGCTTCAACACCATCCCGGCGTGGTTGCGACCCTATGGCGTGCTCAGCAACGGCGAGCGCTTCCGGGTGGAGCTCGCGCGGCGGCTGCTCGAGGACGGGGATCTGATCGCCGTCGACGAATTCACCAGCGTCGTCGATCGCCAAGTCGCCCAGATCGGGGCGCACGCCGTGCAAAAGATCGTGCGCAAGACCGACCGCCGCTTCGTCGCCGCGTCGTGCCACTTCGACATCGTCGAATGGCTGCAGCCCGATTGGATTCTGGAGCCGGCGACGATGGCGTTTCAATGGAGGTCGCTTCAACGACGGCCCGCCGTGGCGATCGAGCTGCGCCGCGTCGATCACAAGCTGTGGCAGCTATTCGCGCCGTTCCACTATCTGACCGCCGAGCTTGCCCGCGCCGCGACGTGCTGGGCGCTGTTCGTCGGCGAGCAGCCGGTGTGCTTTGCGGGTGTTCTGCATCGGCCGCACGCGCGACGGCGCAACATCAAGGGCATCAGCCGCGTCGTGACGCTGCCCGACTGGCAGGGGCTCGGGCTCGCGATGGCGCTGTGCGACATGCTGGGCGGGCTCTATCGCGGCATCGGCCAGCAGCTCAACATGTACCCGGCCCATCCGAGCTTCATCCGCTCGTTCGACCGCTCGCGGCGCTGGCGGCTGGAGCGCAAGCCGGGGACCTTCTCGCCGCGCCAGGGCCGGACGAGCACGCTCAATCGGATGGGCTACGCGTCGCGCCCGTGTGCGGTGTTCGGCTACTGCGGCGAGAAGCTCGAGGATGCTGCGTTCGCTGCGGCGGTGTCAGCACGATCGCCATGACCTCGCTGCCCGGCGGGTACAGGCCGGCGACCTCGGGCACGTCGTCGCTGATCGTCAGCTCGACGCCGGCCACGAAGGCGTAAAGGCGCGGCCCGGAGTAGCCATAGCTCAGCACGACGGCGCGGCCGTGATGCACCTGCCGCTCGTTCCAGCGTCCGCCGAGCAGGCGATATTCGATGCGCTTGCGGCCTTCGGCGAAGGCCAGCCAGTGCTCGCGCTTGAGCGGCACAAAGAGGGGCTTTTCATCCATTCGAGAGGGGTAGCATGGCACGCCGAATCAGCGCCAGGAAGGTTCCGGTTGTGCTCAACCGCCTGCATGGCAACCCGTCAGGCCGCCGGATCAGCCCGCAGACGCCCGAGGGTGTCGGCGTGCTGCTGGAGCCGCCCTCGCACTTCGACGACGATCAGCGCGCGCAATGGCATCACGCGATCGACAACGCGCCGATCGGCCTGCTCACCGAAACCGATCGCGTCATCCTGACGGCGTGGGTGGTGGCGGTCGTCGAGCACCGCACGGCGACGATCAAGGTTCGCGAGCTGGGGCAGCTCGTGAAGACCGCCGACGGCAACCTGATCCAGAACCCCTATCTGCCGATTATCAACCGGCAAGCCGTGCTGATCCGCCAACTCGCCAACGAGATGGGCTTCACGCCCGCGTCGCGCGCCTCGATCGGCAGCCACATCGGCGCGCCGGTCGACGGGCGCACCGTGTCGGGCTTCAGGCGCTCGTCGACGCTCAGCGACTTCATCGAAGCGAGCCCCGATGCCCCGCCGCCGTCGCCCACCAGTCATTGACGAGACGACGGGCTATGCCCGCGCCGTGCTGGCGGGCAAGGTGCCGGCGTGCCGGCTGGTCAAGCTGGCGTGCGAGCGCCACATGCGCGACCTCGCCACCGGCGCCGAGCGCGGGCTCACGTGGAAGCCGGCGTCGGCGCAGCACCACATCGCGTTCTTCAGCCGCTTCCTGCATCACAGCAAAGGCGAATGGGCGCGCCAGTCGATCGAGCTGGGCTGGTGGCAGAAATTCGTGGTCGGCTCGGTGTACGGCTGGAAGCGCGCCGATGGCACGCGGCGTTATCGCTACGTCTACGAAGAAGTGCCGCGCAAAAACGGCAAGTCGACCAAGCTGGCGGGCGTCGGGCTCGACATGCTGCTTTGCGACCACGAGCCAGGGGCCGAGGTCTACGCCGCCGCGACCAAGCGCGATCAGGCGCGCATCATCTTCGACGAGGCGCGGCGCATGGTGGCGTCCAGCCCGCATCTCGCGCAGTCGATTACCCGCTACAAGCTCAACCTCAGCGTGGCGGCGACCAGCTCGAAATTCGAGCCGCTCAGCTCGGACGATCGGACGCTCGACGGGCTCAACCCGCATTGCGTGCTGGTCGACGAGCTGCACCGGCACAAGACGCGCGCTCTCTTGGACGTGCTCGACACCGCGATGGGCGCGCGCCGCCAGCCGCTCCTGTGGATCATCACGACGGCGGGCGACGACGACCCCGAGTCGGTCTACGCCTCGGAGAACGACTACGCCGTGAAGGTGCTCGAAGGCGTGGTCGAGGACGACAACGTCTTCGCGTTCATCGCCACGGTCGACAAGGGCGATCGCTGGGACGATCCGATCACCTGGGCGAAGGCCAATCCCAACCTCGGCGTCAGCGTGAAGCGGGAAGACTTGGAGCGGCAGGCGCTCAAGGCGAAAAAGAGCGCGGGCGCGCTGCTCGCCTTCAAGCGATTGCGGCTCAACGTGCGCAGCTCGTCGACCGAGCGCGTGATCGACATGGCGAAGTGGGCGCAGAACACGCGCGGTCGCTTCGATCCCGATCACGACATGCTCGGTAAGCGCTGCTATGGCGGGCTCGATCTCTCAAGCAAGATCGACATCACGGCGTGGGTGAAGCTGTTCGAGCCAGACGAGAGCGGCATCCTGCGGGTCGCCTGCCGCTTCTGGATGCCGGGCGACACGATCGAGCTGCGCGCCGATCAGGATCGCATGCCCTATCGCCAGTGGGTCGACGAGGGATGGATCGAGGCGACGCCGGGCAACGTCATCGACCACAGCGAGATCAGGGCGGCGATCGAGGGCGACGCCAAGCGTTTCGAGATCGTGTCGCTGGCCTTCGATCCATGGAACGCGACGCAGCTCGCCGTCGAGCTGCAGGACTCGGGGATCGAGGCCGTCGAATTCGTGCAAGGCATCCGCACCTACACCGCGCCGACGAAGGAGCTGCAGGCGCTGGTGTCGTCGTGCAAGCTCGATCACGGCAGCAACCCGGTGCTCACCGTCATGGCGCACAACATGAAGGTGCAGCACGACAAAAACCTCAACCAGATGCCCCACAAGAAACACTCGACGGGGCGAATCGACGGCATGACCGCGCTGATCATGGCGCTCGGTCGGCGGATGGCGGTCGCCAACGATAGCGACCCCCAGGTGTTCTACATCTAAGGGAGCTTCCCATCATGAAGACCAAGCGCACGCGCCCCGCCGCAGGGCTGGGGCTGTCGTCGGCTGTCGCCTCGCGCTCGATCATCAAGCGCGAGAGCACCAAGCCTGCCAAGGTCGAGACGCGCAAGCCCTCGTCGGCAGCGCCCAAGGGCGCGCGGCGATGAGCGCGCGCACGGCGCCGATCGCCGGCGCACGCCTCGATCGCTTCGTGACGATCGAGCGCGACGACACGACGCCCAAGGTGCGACGGGCCCGCTTCGTCGCCAGCGACGAGACGGTCGATCGCTATGGCGACGTGATCCGCGCCAACGGCTGGCAGCTCGACGCCTACCGCAAGAACCCGGTGCTGCTGTACGGCCACAACTCGCGCGATCTGCCGATCGGGCGCGTCGAGCCGATCGGCGTCGAGGGCACCAAGCTGGTCGCCCACGCCGAATTCGCCAAGGAAGGCAGCAACCCGTTCGCCGACATCGTGTGGAGCCTGCTTGAGCAGAAGATGCTCAACGCCGTGTCGGTCGGCTTCATGCCGCTGGCGCCGCCCAACCCGATGTTTGACGAGGACAAGTATCTCACGGGCTTTGAATTCATCGCCCAGGAATTGCTGGAGCTGTCGGTGGTGCCGGTGCCGGCCAATCCGAACGCGCTGCAGCTCGCCAAATCCGCCTCGCTGAGCGACGCGGACCTAAGCCGCCTGTTCGGTCGCGATGTCGTGCGCGCACGCGTCGCCGCCCAACGGCGATCCCAGCAGATCACCCTCGCACGGTTGCGTCGGCACTGAGGGCGCTACTAACCGGCAAAGTACCTGAAAGGACTTTCGACCATGTCTATGCGCAAACAGATCACCGCGCTCGTGACCAAGCGCAACACGCTGCTCGACGGCATGTCGTCGGCGAGCGAGAAGGCCGCCAACGACAACCGGCTGTTCACCGCCGACGAGCAGACGCAATTCGACAAGGATCAGGCCGAAGTGCGCGACATCGACGTGCAGCTCGCGCGCCTCGAGGAAGCCGAACGGCAGATGGCGTCACGCGCCCGCCCGCTGCCGACGCCGCTGCCCGGCAACGACGACCCGCCGCCGGCGACACCCGGCGTCAGGGTGCTGGCCTTCAAGCCGTTCCCCGGCCAGGGCTTCGTGCGCTACGCCGTCGCCATCGCCCGCGCCAAGGGCAACATGGGGCAGGCCGTCGAGATCGCCCGGCAATGGAAAGATCAGACGCCCGAGGTGCTGGCGATTCTCGAAATGCAGTGGCGCACCGGCATGTCGCCGGTGCAGGTGATTCGCGCGCCAGTCAATCCCGGCACCACCACCGATCCGGGGTGGGCCGGCCCGCTGGTCTACGCGCAGAATCTCGCCGCCGAATTCATCGAGCTGTTGCGCCCGCAGGTGCTGCTCTCGCGCATGACGCTGCGACCCGTGCCGTTCAACGTGCGCATCCCGCGCCAGACCTCGACGGCGGCGGTCGGCTGGGTCGGCCAGGGCCTCAGCAAGCCGGCCGGTGCGGCGGGCTTCGATGCCATCACCATCCCGTGGGCCAAGATGGCGTGCATCACGGTGATCACCGACGAGCTGGCGCGCTTCTCGGCGCCCTCGGCCGAGATGCTGGTGCGCGACGACTTGATCGAGTCGATCGCGCGCTATGCCGACGCGCAATTCACCGACCCCGCGGTCGCCCCGGTCGCCAACACCTCGCCCGGCTCGATCACCAACGGCATCACCGCCGGCAACATCATCGCCACGACCGGCAACACGATCACGCTGATCAACAACGACGCCACCGCCCTGCTCAAGGCGCTGGCTGCCCAGAACATCCCGATGACCAACCCGTACTGGCTGATGACGCCGGCCGCCAAGATCACGCTCGGCAACACGCGCGGCGCCACGGTCGAGATCATCGCGTGGCCCGAGATCAACGCCAGCTCGACGTGGTACGGCTACCCGATCCTGACCAGCAACTCGATCCCGGTCGGCACCGGGGCGAGCGCCGGCAAGACCCCGCTGATCCTGCTCGACGGTTCGCAAATCTTCTATGCCGACGACGGCATGGTCGACATCGAGACTTCGGCCGAGGCCTCGATCCAGATGGACAGCGCGCCCGCGACGCCACCCGCGCCGCTGATCTCGCTGTGGCAGCAGAACATGCTCGGCATCAAGGCCGAGCGCTACCAATACTGGACGCGGCGACACCTCGGCTGCGTCGGCTACATCAACAACTTTCAGACTTGAGAGAGGCGACGAGCCCCGCCCGGCGCATGGTCGTCGAGCGGGGCGCTTTTCTCGAAAGGAGACTCGCGATGGCAAAGACCGTCGATCTGATCGCCGGCTCGGCGTTCAAGCTCGCCAACGGCATCATGATCGGGAACAACGAGCGCTTCACCGTCACGCCGGCCGAGGCCGACGAGCTGAAGGCGCTGCGTCTCGCGCGCGATCCCAAGCCCGGCGACCCGCCGGCCGGCACCTACAATCGGCGCGACATGCGCGCCAAGCCGTGATGGTCGAGCGTCGGGGGCTTCTCGGGGGGCTGCTGGGCGGGCTCGTCGGTCGCGCGGCATGGCGCATGGGCTTCGTGCGCGATCCCGGCGACGGCGGCGTGCGCCTGCACTGGCCGAGCGGCGGCGGCGATTGGGGACCGCCGGGCTGGTGGCAGATGTACGGCCGCAGCCAGATGCCGAGCGAGCTGACGAGCTTCTCGGCGGTCTACGCGTGCGCGACGATCATCAGCCAGGACATCGGCAAGCTGCCGCTGCAGGTGTTTCGCACCGACCCCAAGACCGGCGTGCGCGTGCAACAGCGCAACGACTATTACGAGCGGCTCATGGTCGAGCCGAACAGCTACCAGACCGGCGTCGATTTCATGCAGCTTTTCGTCATGTCCTACTTGCTGCAGGGCAACGCCTACGCCTACGCCAAGCGCAACGGGCGCGGCGAGGTCTGCGAGATGCACGTGCTCGACCCGCGCAAGACGCAGCCCTATATCGACGAGACGGGCGAGATTTTCTACCGCGTCGGCACCAACCTGCTGGCGCAGCTGCCGGGCGGCGCGGTGATCCCCGAGCGCGACATCATCCACCATCGTCTGCCGCTCATGCCCGGCTTCCCGCTGGTGGGTGTCACACCCATCTATGCCGCCGCCGCGTCATCGGGCGTCGGGCTCTCGATCTTGAACAACAGCCACAGCTTCTTTCGCAACAGCTCGCGCCCCTCGGGCGTGCTGAAAGCGCCGGGCAAGGTGAGCAAGGAGACGAGCGATCGTCTCGCCACCGATTGGGACAACAACTACTCCAACCAGCGCTACGGCAAGACGGCGGTGCTGCCCGAGGGCCTCGCCTGGGAGCCGCTCACCATCACGGCGACCGACGCGCAGCTGATCGAGCAGCTGCGCTGGAGCGTCGAGGATGTCGGGCGCGTCTTTCGCGTGCCGCCCTTCATGCTGGGCGACGTGAGCAAGACGACCTACCGCAACAGTGAGCAGCTCGCCCGCGCCTATCTGTCGGGCTGCCTGTCGTGGCACATCGAGGCGCTCGAAGCGCGCTTCGGCCGGGCCTTCGACTTCCCCTTCGACTATTCGATGGTGTTCGATCTCGCGACCTTGCTGCGCGCCGAGATCGACGTGCGCTTCAAGGCCTACCAAGAGGCGCTCGCGGCGGCGTGGATAACGCCCAACGAAGTGCGCGCGTCCGAAGGCCTGCCGCCGGTCGAGGGCGGCGACGAGCCGCACATCCAAAGCCAGTACGTGCCGCTCAGCATGAGCGGCCTAGTGCCGGCGCAGCCAGCGCCAGGTGCTCCGGCTCCCGCGCCCCAGCCGGGCGATGAGCCCAAGCCGAGCGACGAGCCGCAAGAGCCCGACCCCAGCGAAAACGCGCCCGGTGCGGCGATCGATCCCGCGCTGGTGCGTCGTCTCGTGCGCGCGCGACTCACCCAGCAGGGGGCTTTGCTATGACCACACCGCGCGAGGAAATGGCCGCCCTGATCGCCGATGTCGTGAGCGAACACTTCGAGCGACTGCGCGCCAACGTGCTGCAAGAGCTGTTGCGCATGCGCGCGCCCAATTGGGCGCTCACGCCGAAGGGCGAGCTGTATGTCGACGGCGTGGTGATCGGCAACGTCGCCCTGGTGTTCAAGGCGACGGTGGTGCCCGTCGTCGAGCAACAGCTCGTCCCCGTGTTCAAGCGTCTTCACGAGCTGGAGCAGCGCGACCGCGAGCGCGAGGGCGACGAGTGATGCCGGCCGCCAACGCCAAGTCGTTCGCCGTCGAGACGGGCGTGTGCCCGGTCGACATCTCGGTGGTGAAAGACGATCTCGGCATCACCGCCACGACCGATGACGCGTGGCTGCAGCGTCGCATGGATGGCACCTGGGCGCGGATGGAGCGCTACTGCTCCCGGCCGTTACAGCCCGCAACCGTCTATCAGGACGATTGGGGCCTGATCGCCCAGAACCTTAACCCGTGGTGGCGCCAGCCGGCGACGCTGCCGCCCTCGCAGCTCTATTTGCCGATGGTGGCGCGACCGATCGGCTACGCCTCGGTGTTCCTGCGCGCCTTCCCCGTGAGTGCGATTCAGAGGGCGACGCTCAACGGCTCGGACTATGACCCGACGCTGATCCTGTTCGATGGCGAGAACGGCAAGCTGATCGGCGTGCAGGGGCCGGGCACGGCGACCGATCTCAGCAACTACCTTCTGTCGAGCCGCGCGCAGCTGCAGTACGTCGCCGGCTTCGCTGCCCTGCCGGCCGATCTCTATGAGGCGTTGCTCGGCGTCATGCAGGTGCAGTGGAGCACGCGGCAGATGGCGCAGAGCGGGGTAGCCGTCGCCGGCTTCCTGCCGACCGCCATCAACGCCATGGACGTCGGCAGCGTCACGCTCTCGCTCGCGCCCAACTATCTCGCCGATCAGGCAAGCCGCGCCGGCAAGGTCGACGACCCGGTGCTGGGCATCTACGCCAAGCTGCTCGATCCGTTCATCGACTGGCGCACCATGATCGGCGGCTCCGCCTACCCTGTGACGACGACGATCGGGCCGCCCGCGCGGGAGCCCGCCGCCGCTGCGGAGTAGCCCCGATGAATCTGGTCGATGTCATCGCGGGCAGCGAGCGCGCGGTGCTCAACCTCTTTGGCCGTCCGGCGAGCTACGTGTTGAACAGCGACGGCACGAGCGCCACGCTGGTCGCCTACGTGCGCGGCGTGCGTGCCGAGGATCTGTTTGCCTCGGCGCAACAGCTCGACGTGGTGGGTGTGATCGACGCGGCGGCCTTCTTCGCCGCCTTCCCGGCGAAGCTCAGCCCGGCCCGCCTCGATCGTCTCAAGGTCGGCCCGCGCTCGTTCGCGATCGAGGGCTGGCGCGGCTCGCCCAACGACATCGCGCCGGTATTCTTCAAGCTGCTGTTGCGCGGAGGCCAGCAATGACCCCGCTCGAAATCTTCACGTCGATCTGGCAGCAGAAGGTGACGAGCGTCCCCTACGTCGAGTGCGTCAACACCCAGGTCGACACCGACACGCTGCCCAACGAGTGGGGCTCGGCGGTCTATCAGCCGCAGACCAACGCCGACGTGACGATGGGCAGCAACCCGTGGGTCGAGGAACGCGGCACGTTCCTGATCGGGCTGTTCACGCGCTCGGGCCAGGGCCCGGCCGCGCTCGACGGCGTCGTCGCCGAAGTGCGCGCGGCCTTTCACGGGGCCGCGCTCAACGGCCTGTGGATCAGTCAAGTCGACGGCCCGCACAATCTCGACCCCGAAGCCGATGGCGAGTGGTGGCGCGTCGCGCTCACCGCGCAATACGTGTTCCAGTACCGGCGCGACGCCACCGGGCCGCTCTACGGCGACTGGTCGGGCTTCGACGGCGTGACGCTGCACTGATGCCGGCGCAAGACATCCGCTCGGGCGCGCTGCAGGTGACAGGGCTCAAGCAGGCGCGAGACAACATGGCCGCGCTGCCCGCGATCGTGAAGCTCAAGGTGGGTCGCGACGCGTTGCGCGCGGCCGCGTGGACCGTCGAGCACGAAGTCCAGGCGCGCACCTACACGACGTTTCATCGACTGACCGGCGCGATCGGCGCGGGCTTGCGCGTCGGCGTCGGGCATCAGCTGAAGGGCGAGGTGCTCAACGCCGTGGTCGGCGAGTTTCCCCAGCAGGCGACGGCGGGCAGCCCGATGGGTCGGCTGCTGCGGCAGAGCTACGGCGGCAGCCGCGCCGACAAGTACGCCTTCGGCGGCAGCGTCGCCTTCTGGTGGCGCTTCCTCGAGCTGGGCACCGGCCCGCGCCGCGCCATGCGCACGCCGCGCGGCGCGCATCCCTCGAAGCAGCGCGTCGATCGCTGGATGTCATCGGGCAATCGCGGCGCGATCTCGCCGCGCCCATGGGTTCGACCGGCGCTCGCCGCCAGCGCGCAGAACGCCGTCGATGTGTTTCGCCGCACGCTCGTCGAGCGGATCGAAGCCGAGGTCAATCAACTGCCTAAGTGAAGGGAGAATGTCATGGCTCGACTGTCGTCCCAGGGGACCGTCGTGATGATTCAGGACGCCAGCGCTGCGGTCCCCGCTGGCGATGTGATCTCGTCCGCCACCGCGGCCAAGCCCGCCGTGCTTACGCTCACGGCGGCAACTTGCGTGGTCGGCGACATCGTGGTGCCGCGCGCCACGGGATGGCCGTCGCTCGACGACCGGCCGTTCGCCGTCAAGTTGGTGGCCGCCGAAGTCGTGACGCTGGAGGACAGCGACACGACCAACGAGGTGAACCCGTTCGCCGCCTCGGGCGCGACGCTCGAAAAGCCGCCGCTGATCGAGCTGTGCCGCTCGACCTTCAACATCAACAACCCGGCCGGCGCGACGATCGACGTGACCACGCTGTGCGACAACGCCCACAAGATCGTGTCGGGTCTGCCGGCGGTCGGCACCTGGGCGGCCAACGGCTTCTATGACATCAGCGACAAGGCGCTTTTCAGCGCGCGCGACTACTATCGCTCGGGCCAGATCGTCGCGCTCAAGGCGACCTTCCGGGACGGCTCGGGGATCTGCTTCGCGGGCAACGTCAACCTCTACGACATCACCACCGGCATCAACGCGGCGGTCGCCAACAATCTCGGCGGGCTGATCTCCGGGCTGGTGTCGGCGTTCGCGGGCGGGGCCAACGTGCTGCCCGTGACGATGCCCGCGCCGCCGCCCAACGATCGGGTGATGACGGCATGAGCGAGCCCCAGCTCGTCTGGAACAACCGCCCCGTGCGGCCGATCGAAATCGACATCCGCACCGGACGCGTCGTGCGCGAGGCGTTCACCGTCGATCGCGAAAACGGCATGTGGGAGCTGCTCGTCAAGACGCTGCGCTATGTCGACGACGGCGAGCCGGTCTTCACCTCGGTCGACGAGGTGCTGGCGCAGCCGCTTCGCCTGCAGCAGCGCCTTCAGCTGATCGCCGCCGTCGCCATCACCGTGAACGGGCTCGATCAGCCGCAAGGGGAGGGCGATAGCCCCCCGGTCTGACGCCCGAGCGCATCTTCCTGCATCGTCTCGCGCTCGCGCTCGGGCGCTCAGTTGCAGAGCTTGAGCGCACGCTCAGCCATCGCGAGCTGCTCGACTGGCAGCGCTTCGCCGATCGCTGGCCGATGCCCGATCGGTTGCACGACATCCACAACGCGATGATCTGCAGCATGATCGCCAACATCCTGCGCGACCCGCAGTCGCCAGCGGTGCGGCCGAGTCAATTCTTCGTGCTGCGCGACGAGCCCGAGCCCGAGCCCGAGCAGCTCAGCGAGGCCCAGCGCTTCAAGCGCGCGCTCTCTGCCCAGGAGTGAGTCATGGCTGTTGCCGGCGACATCATGATCAAGCTGGCGGCCGACTTCGCCGACTTCTCGACCGGCATGGATGCTGCCGCCGCGAAGCTCGATCAGCTCGGCGAGCAGGTGAGCAAGACCGCCGCCGTGGTGCAGAACTTCGTCGAGACGATGAAGCAGCTCGGGGTCGGCGCGACGATCGAGCAAATGGCCGAGAAGCTGCTGGCCTTCGCCGAATCGACGCAGAAGGTCGCGGCCAACATCTCGACCATGGCGGCGGCCTCGGGGCTCAGCACCGATGCGCTGCAGGCCTATCAGTTCGCCGCCGTCGAGGCCGGGCAGAAGACCGACGCCGTGGTGTCGACCGTCGAGCATTTCAACCGCGCCATGGCCGAGGCGTCGCAGGGCAGTCGCCAGCAGATCACCGCTCTCAACGAGCTGGGCGTCAAGATCATCGACGCCAACGGCAAGTACCGGGCCAACTCGGACGTGCTGACGGAGGTCGCGCAGAAGCTGCAAAAGATGCCCGAGAGCGTGCAGAAAACCTCGATCGAGATGGCGCTCTTTGGGCGCGCAGGCGAGCAGGCGAACGGCGCGATCGATCAGCTGAGCAAGGGACTGAGCGAACTTGAGCGCGAAGCCGAGTCGGCCGGCTACATCATGGACCGCAGCCTGATCGCCAAGGCCGACGAGCTGGAAAAGCACGCCGCGCTCGCCGAGAAGCGACTGCAGACCATGGTGGCGGCGGTCTATCTGCCGCTCAAGACGACGATCCTCGACACGATCGCGGACGGCATCACGGCGATTCAACGCGCGCTGCAGGCGCTCGACATCTCGAAGCTGGAGCTGATCGTCGCCATCGCCACCGGGCAATGGTCGCTGGTCGGCGCGATCGCTGGTGCGGGGATCGTCGGCGCGCGCGCCCCATTCGACAGCCAGGACTATGTCAACGCGGCCAACAAGGCGGCGCAGCTCACCGATCACATGAAGGCCCTGCAGTCGTCGCTCAACGACGCGATGCGCACCGGGAACAAAATTCTCGAGGAGCGCATGACGAAGCTGCTCGAGGAGGATCGCCAGCAGCTCGCGTCCCAGCAGTCGCGCATGCAGATGGCGATGGGCGCGGCGCGCACTCAGGCCGAGGGCATCGGCGTGCCGAGGACGCTGCCCGATACCAGCGGCGCGACCAACCCGGCGGCGCGCGGCGGTGGCGGGCAGCACCACGATCGCGTGAGTGAGACGCTGCAAAAGTGGCGCGATCAGACCGAGGAAGCCGCCGCCAATCTGCGGCTGATGCAGAGCAGCGAGTCGAAGACCGCCGACGAAGCCGAGCGCGAGTATCAGATTCGCAAGCGGATCGCCGATCTCACCGTGCCACTGCGTCGCGTCGATCCGAGCCGCGCCAACGAGATCGACAGCACCGCCAACCAGATGGTGAAGGCCGAGGACGCGGCGAAGCGCTGGGAGAAGGCGATCAGCGACGCCGACCGGACCATGACCAAATTCGGCGACGGGTCGCGCACGATGCAAAAGGGTGTCGAGGACCTCATCCGGCAATTGCAGACCGGCTATCTCAGCACGACCGCCTTCAACAAGGCGCTTCAGGAGTTGCAGAACAACGCCGACAAGCAACGCTCGGCGATCGATCGGCTGCAGGGCGGCTTCAAGGGATTCACGGCGGGCTTGGAGGACTCGCGCAAGGCGCTCGAAAAATCGAGCGACGCCTACGCGCTCGGCGAGGCGACCTTCAACGGGCTGATCAACGCGATGAACGAGGGGCTGCTCGCGCTCGAAGGGCAGTCGAAAAAGTCCTTTGGGCAGATCGCGCTCGACTTCGTCAACATGCTGGCGCAGATGGCCGAGAAGGCGGCGGCGTCGATGGTGTTCAAGTGGCTGTTGTCGTCGCTCGGCGGCTCGTCGCTGTTCGGCAGCAGCGACCCGACCGCCAATCTGCCGATCGATCAGCAGATCGCCATCTGGTCGAGCTACGGCGGCACGCAGAACCGTCAGAGCGGCGGGCCGGTCTATCCCGGCATGCCCTACATCGTCGGCGAGACGGGACCCGAGCGCTTCGTGCCGTCGACCACCGGCAGCATTCAGCCGCTCGGCGCCGGCTCGTCGAACGGGGCCAGTGCCACCGTCAACGTCGCGATGAGTGGCCAAGCGCCGCCCAGCCCGCGCGCCGCCGCCGACTTCGCGCGCAAGGTCAAGTCGGCGGTGGTCGATCAGATCGCCAACGAGCAGCGGCCGGGCGGCACGCTCTACAGCTACGGCGGGGTGCGCGCATGACCCACAACACGCCCTATTGGAGCTGGTGTGCGATGCCCGGCGCCGCGCGCTCGACGACGCTCAAGATCGATCAGAACGCCTATGGCGATGGCTACATCCATCGCGCCACGCGCGGCCTCAACCCGGCGCAGCCGAGTTGGACCCTCCAATTTCCCTTCATCGGCGTCGACGCGCTGATCGCCTATGACGATTTTCTGCGCTCATACTCGGCCGGCGGCTTCTGGTTCACGCCGCCCGATGCCAGTCTCGACGTGTTCGCGACGTGCGACAGCTGGGCGACCAGCATCACCGACAAGAGCAACGCTCAGGGCATCGTCGGCACGCTGCAGGCGACCTTCGCGCAGGCCTTCAATCCGCAGCCGTATGCGGCACCCGTGCCCGAGCCGCCGGCGCCGATCCAGATCACCGGCAACGCCATGGTCGGCAGCGAGGCGCACGAGCGCGGCGTCGTGCAGTCGGGCACGTCGGACGCCATCCTCACCTTCGCCGGCTCGATCTTTGTCGGCACCGTGGTCCCGTGGATACGGCTTGGCCCCGGCAATCTGATCTTCGCCGCCGGCGGCAACGGCCAGTTGCTCACCGAATTTGTCGGGTATGACAGAGCGTGGGGCGTCAATTCGAGCGGCACCGCGTGGGTCGTCCAGAACAGCGACGGCAACACGCCGATCATCTCGATCGGCGGCGACTTGAGCGGGCCGGGCTGATGTATATCAACCGCCTGCAGCTTCACCCCTATCTGCAAGACTACGTCGACGCGCTGCCCGGCGCCGAGCCCGCCGCCGGCTACTATCAGGCGCTCAACAACGTGGTGCGCTACCTCGTCAACTCGGGGCTGTGGCAGGCGTGGCTGTCGTTCGGCGTGCTCGCCACGAATTCGGTCGCCAATGCGCTGGTCGACCTGCGCAACCCGGCGAATCGCTTCAGTCTGGTCGGCTCGCCGGGCTCGTTCACGCCGTACGCTTCGATGGCCGGCGACGGCGTGAGCTTTCATCTCGACACTCACATCAACCCGCACACCAGTCTCGCAGTGCTGGATCACATGTTCGGGCTGCATGGTCAGGCCGACATCGTGTCGGGCACCGGCGGCAACGGCGTGCGCGACGCGACCGGACAGATCGCGCTTCAGCTTCATCGCACCACGACGCAGGCTGCCGTGTGGTCCTGCTCGGTTGGGGCGACAGTCGTCACCTCGGCGTCGGGGATCGGCTTCAAGGCGATCGGCCGCACGCAATCCAACGTCGCGCGCTTCTATCTCTCCGACACCGCGCTCAACGTCAACATCACAGCGGCCGGCCTGCCCAACGCCAACTTCTACCTGTTTCGCCAGGGCATCTCGCGCGGCTGGAGCGCGGCGGCGCTGTCATGCTTTTTCATCGGCCACAGCCAGGGCGTCACCGATGCCATGGTCGCGGGCTTTCGGCGCGTGTGGCAGCAGGCCTTGATTGCCTTCCAAACGCTGGCCGTCCCGCCGACGCCCCAGGTTGTCGCGCCGCCGAACGCCTTTCGTGCCGCTACGCACGCCTACACCACGCCGCCCGACCTGTTCGTCATCCGCCAGTTCCCCCCGATGGCGCCTGACGATGTATCGAACGCCGCGACGACCTTCGCCAACGATCCCATCGACGTTGCCGTATCGCGGCCGTGGACGGTGCCCAATTCGACCTCAACAACCACGCGCATGCAGCTCGCAGAGCTGGTGTGGGGCGATCGCAACAACTTCGCCCCGCCGCCGCTCAACAAGCCGAACGACACCAACGGCGCGATCTCCTACACGGTGCCCGGCCAGCTCGCGCATGCCGTCATGCTCAACGGTGGCTCGGGATATGTCGCCGCGCCCGCGCCGACCTTCCGTCAGCTCGCGGCCGCGGGCTTCGCCTGCACGCTCGGCGTCACCGCTGGGGCGATCAGCTCGGCGAGCATCAGCAGCGCCGGCCAATGGTATCCCGCGAGCGGCACGCTCACCGTGAGCGACTCTGCGGGGTCGGGCGCGGTGATCGGCTACACCGCCGATCCCAACACCGGGGCCGTGACGGCGCTCATCATCGCCGATGGCGGCCAAAGCTACAGCGCGCCGGCCGGGTCGATCGTGGTGCCGACTGGCAGCGCCGATGTCCAGGCCGTGGTGTCACCCGGCGGTGCCATCAACAGCGTGTTGATCATCGACCAGGGCTCAGGCTTCCCACTGACCGGCTTCTTCACCTTCGATCCCGGCGCCAGCGCACTCGGCGCCTTCAGCGCGGCCAACACGGTCTATCCGTGCCAGCCAGAATTCACGAGCTACGATACGTCGGAGATCAGCACCGATGTGAAGCTCGCGATTACGGCCGGGCTCAAGTATCACCGCGACACGCGCCATCCGCAGGCCTGGGGCTGGCGCAACTACCTCGTGCGCGTCGCCGGGCTCTACGACTCGTCGCCGTGGGACGCATTGTACAATGCGCAATGCTTCGACCAGACGCTCGACTTCACGGGCGGCTTCGGAGTGGGCACGCCGGGCGGCATCGTCGATGCCGGCGCGGCGGCGCTGCCGTATGCGATCCTCGTCGATCTCGAAGTCGGCACCGCGTTCGCCGGGCCGACCGGCGCGCAGCTCTACATGACCTTGCAGACGGCCAGCGCGACGAGCGGCCCATGGACGGCGCTGGCCAACCTTCCGGCGATCGACATGGCCCAGCTGAGTCAGGCCGGCTGGCAGATGCCGACCTACCGCTACAGCGGCTCGGGCCAGCTGCGCTACCTGCAACTCGTCTACCTCGTGAGCGGCGGCCCGATGACGGCCGGCACGATCACGACGAACGCGCCGCTCGATGCGTTTCGGCTTCAGGGCAATGCCAATCTCGGCACCTGCTCGCCGTGGGGCTATTGGCACGCCAACGCGAGCGCGACCTTGTTCCCGCATGGCGCCCGCAACGGCGCGACGCGCACCTGCTACGACTCGATCATTCTCGGCCAGAGCCGGCTGTGCGATCTCCACAACGTGCCGCTGTGGGGCTTCGCCGTCGACTGCGAGATGGACGACGACGCCGGGCCGGTGCGCTTCCAGGCGCGCGTCCAGCGATGGGTCGACATCGTTCGGGCAACCGGCTTCAAAATCTACCTTGGCATGGACCCGATCGTCGGCGGCGCTGGCGCGCGCGTCGGCATGACAAAGGACAATGCCAACGATGTTGCTCAGCTCGTCGACTTCGTGAACATCGGTATTAGCAGCAACCCGCCGAACGGCGACCAGCTGACCTTCATCAACAATCAGATCGATGTCTATAGAGGACCCGACGGCGACCTGGACCCGCCGGTCGCCCACTTGATGATGCAGCTCAGCATCGGCAACCCGGTCATGAAAAGCGCCTACATCGCCGTTGCGCGCAGTCGCCAGGATGAGCTGGGCATCACGACCCAGGTAATCACGCCGACCTATGCCACGCTCGGCGGCCCAAGCTCGCGCGACGTGAACCAAGCCATCATCCAGTTCTGCCAGATCGCACCCGCCGGAGTCTTCGCGTGAGTCTGGTGACTCAAGGGCTGCTCACGCTGTTTCAGCTCGACACCACCATGCTGAAGGGCCAGCTGTTCTACTTTTCGAGCGCCGCCGACTTCGAGCGCTCGATCCTGTGGGGCGGCAACGAGTACGTGCCGTTGCCGATCGACGCCTCGGGCTTCGAGTACACGACGCGCGGCGCCATCCCGCAACCCAACATCACGATCAGCAACATCTTCGGCGCCGCCAACACGCTGATCGACAGCTATCAGGGGCTCGTCGGTGCGTGGCTGAGCCGCTACGTCACGTTGGAGCGCTTCCTCGACGACGGCGAGACGCCCGACCCCAACGCCTTCATCAGCTTCGACAAGTACGTGGTGACACAAAAGACCAGCCACACCGCGATCGGCGTCGTCTTCAAGCTCGCCTCCAAGATCGACCAGCAGGGCAGCCAGGTCCCGCGCCGGCTGATCATCCGCGACTTCTGCAGCCACACCTATCGCTTCTGGGATGCGACGGCCGGCGCGTTCGACTACTCGAAGGCAACGTGCCCCTACACCGGCTCAGACACTTTCGATCCCAACAACAACGGCACGTCGCCACCCAACGACGCATGCTCGCGCAACGTCCACGGCTGCGTGCTGCGCTTCCCCGGTCAAGCGCTGCCCGGCCGCTTCTTTCCCGGTGTCGGGAGAATCCGATGATGACGCCGCCCAGCTGCCCCAAATTTCCCGCGACGTGGACCCCCGACATCCGCAAGGCCGCGCGCATGCACGCCGAGCTGAGCTACCCCAAGGAGGCCGCCGGCTTCGTCAAGGGCGACGCTTACGTCGCGCTGCTCAATCGATCGTCGACACCCCACGACGACGTGGTGCTCGACGACGCCGATCAGCTGCGCGTCGCCGAGGCCGATCTGTTCTTTCACTCGCACCCCGATGGCCTGGGCTGCCCGAGCGAAAGCGACATGCGCTATCAGCTGCAGCTCGGCATTCCCTTCGTGATCACCGTCTGGCCGCAAGGCGACGAGTTTTGCTTCGGCGATCAGCTCGACCGCGCGCCTCTCGTGGGTCGCGCGTTCCGGCACGGGGTCCATGATTGCTACTCGCTGATCCGCGACTGGTTTCATCTGCAGGGCGTCGACCTGCCGACCGGCCCGCGCGGCTGGGAATGGTGGCTGAAGGGCCAGCAGCTCTACATCGACAACTTTCCCGGCGCGGGCTTCGAGCAGATCGCGCTCGGCGACGCGACGCGGCCGGGCGATCTCGTGCTGTCGGCGTTCCAGAACAAGACGCCGATGCACGGTGCGTTGATCTATGACGACCACCTGCTCCTGCATCACATCGCGGGCGTGCGGCCGGTCGACATTACGCGACTCTCGGCGGTCGTGCCGCGCGTGCGCTGGGTCCGCTTCGCCACGATGGCGCTGCGCCTGCGCGACTTCACGCCCAAGCCGTTGAAGCTGATCTAGGGAGGCGACCGATGAACATCGGATTGGCGTTCTGGATTCTCATGCTGATCTGGCTCGTGTTCGGCCTTGCGTGGCACTTCGGCTGGATCGGCGCCTACGGCCCCTGGGGCGGCTCGCTGCTCCTGTTCGTGCTCCTCCTGTTGCTCGGCTGGAAAGTGTTCGGCCCGCCGCTGCATCCGTAAATGCTGCGCGACATCTACCTCCACGGCGCGCCGGGCCGCACCTACGGTCGGCACTTCCGTCTCGACGTCAGTACCCCGCACGAGGCGGTGCGTGCGCTCTCGGCACTCCGCCCGCCGCTGCGGTCGGTGTTTCGTGAGGGCGTCTGGCGCGTCGTGGCGGGGCCGCCGCGCTTGCGCTACGCGATCGAGCCCGACCAGCTCGGGATGCGCCTCGGCAGCCAGCCGCTGCACATCGTGCCCGCTACCCGACCGGCCGGCTCGGCTGGCGGCGTCGGCAAGATCGTGGTCGGCGTCGCCCTGGTCGGCGCGGCGATCGTGCTCTCGGGCGGCACGCTCGCGGCGCCGCTCGCGGGCTTGACGGCGACCGCTTTCACGGTAGGCGGCCTCGGCGTCACCTACGGCACGGTGGCGGCGCTCGGCGTGTCGATGGTGCTGGCGGGCACGGCGGGCCTGCTCAGCCAGGGCGTCGACCAGTCGGCGACCAGCCGCGCATCACCGCAGGATCAGCCGTCGTTCCTGTTCAACGGCGTCACCAACAACACCCAGCCGGGCGGGCCCGTGCCGCTGGTCTATGGCACACACATGGTGGGCTCGATCGTGGTGAGCGCCGGCATCAACGTCGGGGACATCCCGCAGTGGTACACATGAGCCGGCGGCCTGACGGTACTTTCCTCGAGGAGCCGCGGCCGGGCTTGCGCGTCGTCGTCAAGAAGGGCGGCGGCAAGGGCGACTCGGCGAGCGCGCCGCAGACCACCGACACGGCGGCCGATCTGCGCTCGATCGCCTACATCTCGGTCCTCGATCTCTTGTGCGAAGGCAACATCAAGGGCCTGCACACCGGCGACTGGCGCTCGTTGTTCCTCGACGGCACGCCGTTCCAGAACGCCGACAGCTCCTACAACTTCCGCGCGCCGATCACCTACATCGTCCACGGCACGCCCAACCAAGAGGTCATTCCCGGCTTCCCCAACCAGCAGAACACCGTCTCGGTCGGCATCCAGATGTTCTACAGCCAAGCGCTGATCCGCCGGGTCAATCCCGGCACGACCAGCTGCAACGTGCTGGTGCAAGTCGACGCGCTGTTCTACACGACGCCGCAAGGCCAGCTGAACGACACCGGCGTCACCTACAACGTGTATTACCGCTATGGCGACGGCGGCTGGATTCTCGGGCAGGCAGTGACGATCCAGGGCAAGACCACGTCGCCCTACCAGCGCGGCTCGCTGATCTTCTTCTCGCCGACCACCGAGTCGATCGACATTCAGGTGTTTCGCACCACGCCCGACAACACCGACGAGAACCGCCAGGACGTGTTGCGCTGGGTGAGCTACACCGAGAACATCGATCAAACGCTCAACTACGCCGACACGGCGATGGTCGGCTTTCAGGCCGACAGCCACTACTGGCCGTCGATCCCGCAGCGCGCCTACTGGCTCGACGGGCGCATCGTGCAAATCCCGTCGAACTATGATCCGGTCAACCGCACCTACTCGGGCGACTGGGACGGCACCTTCGTTTGGGACTTCACCAACAACCCGGCCTGGGTCCTCTACGACATCATGACCGACACGCGCGCCGGCTGCGGGCGCGACATCGACGCCGGCTCGATCGACAAGTGGGGACTGTACGAGGCGGCCCAGTACAACGATGAGTGGGTGCCCGATCAGGAAGGCGGCTTCGAGCCGCGCTTCACCTGCAATTGCGTGATCAACACGCGCCAGGATGCCTACACCGTGCTCGCCGCCGTGGCCTCGTCGATGCGCGCGCTGCTGTACTACTCCAACGGCATGATCATGATCGCGCAGGACCGGCCGCAGCCGGCGCCGACGCGCTACTTCTCGCCGGCCAACGTCGAGAACGGGCTTTTCGACTACGCCGGCACCGACGTTCGGTCGATGTTCAATGCGGCGGCGATCACGTGGAACAACCCCGACGAGATGTATCAGCCGAACGTCGATCTTGTGGTCGACCCGTCGTTGCTCGCCACCCAGGAATATCGCGACACCAGCCAGACGGCGTTCGGCACGACCTCGCGCGGGCAGGCGATCCGGCTCGGCCGCTGGCTGGTGTTCACGTCGCAATACGAGACGGAGCTCGTCACCATCAAGACCTCGATCGAGAATGCCGACGTGCGACCGGGCGAGATCGTCGCCATCACCGATCCCAGCCGGGCCGGTGCGCGACTCGGCGGTCGCACGCTGTTCGACGAAGGGGCCGACACAGTCACGCTCGACGAGCAGCAATCGCAGACGATCAATCTCGGCTGGACGCTGTGGCTCACCGTGGGCAGCGCCGACGATGCCCCGCTCACCATCTTCAGCGCCACGATCACGGCCATCCTGGGCAACGGCCAGTACCGCCTCAACGCCAAGCCCATGGCGGTGCCGGCCGGCTCGCTGTGGGTTGCCCAGGCGAGCACCGTCAACCCGACGCTGTGGCGCGTGCTCAGCGTGCAGGATCAATCCAACGCGGCGTTTCAGATCCTCGCCTCTCAGTACGAGCCCACGAAATACACCTACGTCGACTATGGTCCGCTTCTGCCCGAGGCGCCGACATCGCTGCTGCCGAGCGGCCCGATCAAGCCGCCGAGCGCGGTTGCGGTGAAGGAGTACATCTATCTCGACAATGCCGGCGCGATTCAGTTCGGCATGACGGTGTCGTGGACCGCCTCGCCCGATCCGCGCACCGCCAACTACATCCTGCAGGCCAACGGCCCCGGCGGCGACCTCCGCACCTATCGTCACATCATCGGCGTGTCCTACGATGTGGCACCGGCGCACTACGGCACGTGGCAGCTGAGCGTGACGGCGATCGACAATCTCGGTCGCTACTCCGCGGCTGCGACGATCACCTACCTGACGATCGGCCTCACCAAGCCGCCGGCCGCACCGTCGTCGCTCTACCTCTTGCCCCAGGGCAACGTGTTGCACCTGACGTGGCCCGCGACCGGGGAAATCAATCTCCTGTTCTGGTGGCTGAAATGGTCGCCAGTGACCGATGGCTCGGCGAGCTGGGCGACCGCCACCACCATCGCGGCGCGCGTCGATAAGAGCACGCTGCAATTCGACACGCCGCTGCGCGCCGGCACCTACCTGATCAAGGCGGTCAACGCGCTCGGGATCGAGAGCACCATTCCCGCCGTGGCGATCTGCCTCATTCAGCAGTCGTTCGCCAACGTGATTTTCGACGAGGCCGAGCAGCCGTCGTGGGCCGGCACGCGCGGCAAGTGGCGGCCCAATCTCAGCGAGTTGTGGCTGCCGCCGCCCAGCGCGCGCGAAGCCACCGACAGCGACTATCCGGGGCAGCGCGCGCCGACTCCGTCGAGCGACGGCTTTCCCAATCGCGTCGCGGCCTATGACTTCATCAACGCGCTCGACATCGGGCTGGCCGGCGAAGTGACGATGGATGCCGTCGTGCAGGCCTACGGCGACCTGATGAGTGGCGACACCATGTCGAGCTGGGTGCCGCTGTCGTCGGCGACGCCGCTCGCGTCCGGCACCGGCCCGAGCTATCGCATGTCGAGCTGGGTGCCGCTCGCCGTCGCCAAGCCGCTCGCCATGGGCTCGTCGTCGGCCTGGGACGCGCACGTCGAGGCGCGCGTCAGCCAGGACGGCAGCGCGTGGGGCAGCTGGTTCCCGTGCAAGTCGACCACGATCACCGGGCAGGCGTTTCAGTGGCGCCTGATCGGTTCGATCTACGATCTCGCCACCACGCTGCGCGCGACGCGGGCCGAGGTCGTGGTGAGCGTCCGCACGCGCACCCAGGAGGGCAACGACGTGGCGCTCGACGCCACCACTGGCGCGCTCACCGTCAGTTTTTCGCCGCCGTTCGCCGTCACGCCCAACGTGCAATTCACCGCGCGCCAGGGACTCGCGCCGGGCGGCAACATCGTGCTCGTGACAGCGACCCGCGATTCGTTCACCGCGCAGCATCTGGATGCGAGCGGCGCCGACGTGGGCGGCGGTTCGATCGACTATGTCGCCACCGGCTACGGGAGCCACGCATGACGCAATTCGATTTCGGCACTATCGACCCCACCGTGGTCGACGGCACTGAGCTTGGCGACGATCTCAACCAGTGGCGCGATGCGATCTACAGCATGCACCGCGCCGGGACGCGCCCGTCCTACATCGTGCCCGGCATGATGTGGATCGACGACTCGGGCGGCGCCTCGAGCTGGCTGCTGAAGGTGTATTTCGGGGCGACGCTCGGCGACACCGTGTTCGCCACCTACAACTCGGTGACTGGCAAGATCACGATCGGCACCGGCGAGGCGTCGTCGTTCTCGGCCAGCAAGAGCGCTGACCAGCGGGCCGGCGCGGGCGCCACGGTCACAGTGAGCTTCGACGCGGTGAAGTTCAACGCTGATGGCTCGTACAACGCCTCGACCAACGTCTGGACCCCGGCTGTGCCTGGGCTCTATCAGGTGAGCTATGGCATGGGCATCGTCGCCGATGCCGGCAACGTGTCGGTCGGCGGCCTGATCTATCGGGCGCGCGACACCGCGACCTTCTTCCCCAACTACCAATTCATGGACGTCGCCGGGGGCGGCATGACGCTGGTCGGCTCAGGCCCGATCCGCATGGCTGCCGCCGACACGCTGATCGTGCAGTTCGCCAACGATCCCGGCACCGGCACGTCGGTCAAGAACGCTGCGTGGTTCGGCGCCAGCTGGATCGCACCGTAGGAGAGCGCCATGGCAACGATGATCGATCCCACGGCCGCGGCGCGCCTTCCGACGCTCGCCATCGAGATCGCCCGCGCCCGGACCCGCTGCGGCAACATCCACATGGTGCAGCACTGGCAGCTCAACGACGCGCCGCTGATCCGCAACTGCACCGCCTACCTGCGCGCCACGCAGGGCAATCAAGCGCTGTTCGATCAGTGTGACACGCTGGCCGGCATGCTCGACGACGCGCTGTCGCGACTGGGCAACTTCACCCGACTGTGGCCGCTCGAAGCCTACGGCACGCAGCTCAGTCAGCTCGCCACGATGGTCGTCAATCCCAGCACCACGCAGCCGTGGGCGAGCAAGGTGGTCGCGGCCGGCGGCGCGATCTCCGATGCCTTCCGCGCACGCATCGACAATTTCGCCGGCTCGCTGATCTCGGGCGGCGTGTGGCCGCTGCTCGCCGACGCCTGGATGCTCCATTGCGAGAACATGATCCAGGCGCTGGTGAGCCTGAAGCTCGCCCGTCTCGGCGTCGCAGTGAATGCGCCGACCTTGCAGGTGCTCAGCGGCGTGAAGTTCGACGGCGTGGCGAACTACATCGACACCGGCTTCATCCCCGCCAACGACGGCCCGGCCGTGGGCATGACCATCAATGCCTGCCGGATCGCCGCGCGCGAGGCGGTCGACCTCGCGGCCAACGCCTACACGCTCGGCACCTTCACCGGCTCCGCTCGCTCGCTGGCGATCAAGGCGCACAATGCGCCCACGACCGCGGCGGTCGAGGCGTCGGGCGGCGCCGGGGGCGTCGCGACCCTGATCACCCAGTCGAGCGCATCGATCATCAGCGCGTCGCGCACCGGGCCGACGACCCTGATCGCGCGCCAGGACGGCCAGCCGCTCAGCGTCACGCCGCACACCACCTGGGCTACGTTTTTGCCGACGAACAGCCTGTGGTTCGGCGGCCGCAACAACGCTGGCGCGCTCAACGTGCCCAAGGCCTGCACGCTGGCCTATGCCTCGTCCGGCGCGCTGCTCACCGACGCCCAGGCCGTGGCCGAGGCCACCGCCGTCAACAACTTCATCGCTGCGGGGTAAAGCCATGGTCGACGATCCTCTCATCCTGATCCTGACACCCGAGATCGCCGACGCCGTGCGCGGCCCATCCGATCTCACGGAGGCGGCGGCGCTTCATCCGCAGCCGCTCACCGATGGCCGATTCTTTCTCGGCGCGAGCGTGCTCGACGCGACAGCCCACAGCGAGCATGCCGAGCTGCTGGCGACCTGCCCGCAGGTGCCCTTTTCGACTGTCGTGTCGCTGCTGCCGCCCGAGGCGACGAGCGACGAGACGTGAGCGATCGGCCGCCGTTCGACCTACAGCGCGCCGCCTTCTGGCTGATCGCCTTCGTCATCGGTGTCGAGGCGCTCGTCGCGGTGCTCGGCTTCGCGGCCTGCGTCTGGCATGCCGAGCTGATCCTCAACAGTCCCGAGATCAAGTGCGACCCCGACAATCGTCTGGCGCAGCTGCTCGCCGCCGCGCTGGCCGCCGCGCTGGCGCTGTGGGGAGTACGCAAGAATTGAAGGAACGAATGCCGACGACCCTGTTGACGCCGCACTTCACGCTCGGCGAATTCACCGCGTCGCAGACCGCCGCTCGTCTCGGCGTCGGCAACGCGCCCAACGAGATCGAGCTGGCCAATCTGCGCCGCCTCGCCGTCGTCATGGAACAGGTGCGCACGATCCTGCGCGACAAGCCGATCCTGATCTCAAGCGGCTATCGATCGAGCGAGATCAATCGTGCCGTTGGCGGTGCGCAGAGCAGCGCGCACGTAAGCGGGCTCGCCGTCGACTTCACGTGCCCAGGTTTCGGCGATCCATTGACGATCTGTCGCGCGCTCGCGTCGCACATGCCGGCGCTCGGGATCGATCAGCTGATCTATGAGTTTGCCAGCTGGGTGCATCTTGGCCTGCCGGTGCCGCGCCTGATGCAGCTCACGATCGACAGCGCCGGCACGCGCAACGGTTTCTAAACGAAAGGAGAACCCTGACATGGCCGCAACACCGCTCACGATCGAGGGCCACGCCGTGGCTGCGCGACTCGGCAACTGTCTCGCGTCAATGGGCAACGCCATGGTGATGCAGCAAATGGGCGAATTCGACCCCGCCACCGTGCAGGCGATCAGCGCTCGACTGTTGGAGCTCGACGCCGCCTACTCGCCCGCCAACATCTCGACGCTGGGCAAGATCGCCAACGAGCTGAGCCACATGACCGGCTGCGACGGCAACATCACGTTTCTCGACGCTGCGGCGGGGGATGGCGCGACGCTCGACGCGATCGTGAGCGATCTCGAAGCGCTTGAGCCGTAGCCAAAAAAAGACCCTCGCCGAAGCGAGGGTCCTGTTGAAGTCGAGCGCGGCCCGTTACTTGATACGGTAGACGGTGCCCCGTTCTGCGTCACGCTCGGCGACGACTGTGTGGCGCTTGCGCACTGGCCCGTTGATCGTGCCTCGCACGCTCTGCGCCGTCTTGAAGTCCAGCGCCTTGGCGGCTTCCTCGTTGGTCGCTCCCTTCGCGCTCTTGAGCAGAGCGATCAGCTTGTCGACCTTCGAGTCCTTGCGCGGCGCGCTCTTGGCGGCGGTCTTCGCCTTGGCCTTCGCCTTGACGGCGGCCTTCGCCTTCGTCGGGCTTTTGGCCTTGGCCTTCGCCTTGGCCTTCGCCTTGGGCTGCGCCTTGCCGTTGCTCTTGGGAGCGATCGGCGTCGTCGTCGTGTTCGATACGTCACTCATCTGCATGTCCTTTCGTTGACGTTGCAGCGCCAGTGTAGCGGCCCACCTGCCGTTGTCGGGGGAAGGGAGCCGCATGTTGTCGCAGGCCCAAAGCACAGCCGGGCAGCACCCGATCGCACGGCGCTCGACTTGCCACGACGGCGCGCGCGCTCTACCTAGACGGCGAGCGCTCGGTCGACCCCTTCCCCCACGCCCGTCACGTCCCTCGACAGCGCGCTCGACGACTGGCATTGATCTGCTTTGATCCTTTCGACCTAAGCCCCCTGCTTGACGGCAGGGGGCTTTTTTTGCGTCTACAGCGCTTCCCCGGCGGGGTGGGCTCTTGTATGTCCAAACCGGCGAAACGCTCAGGCGAGCAGATTTCCCGCCCTGCTGCCGATTTTAACGGGGACTTTGACGATGCGGCGAAGGCATCAGGGTGGGCGAGATGTTTGACGTGAAACATTCGACCCCCATGAGGCAGTTCCCGCGATGCTCGCAGGCCGGGTGCGAGGCCGTGCCGCGACCTGGGCAGCGGCTGTGCCTACGCTGCCACGCCGCCTACCAGCGCAAATGGCGTGCGAGGGTAAAGGAGCGTCTCGCCCTTCGTGGCTTGACGACGGCTGGACAGCCTACGTCGTCTCGATAGCGACGATCTCAGGGAAGATCACCAGCCAATTGTCGAGCGGCAGCGGCAGGATGGCGACTCGGTTGGTGAGCGCGAGCGCGGCAGGATCGTCGAGCAGCTCGTGCCTGAGCGCACACGCTAGATGATCGAGCGGCTCGCCCCAGGCGACGCACAGCAGGCGCATGTCGGGCGGCGCATCTGGGTAGAGCCGATCGGCGGTGACCGACCCGACATCGATGTGCAGCCGAGCCAGGGCGTCGAGCACGGGCCGGGCTTCCTCGAGCACGGCGACGGGCACCTGCAGCGGTGCGCTCACGTCGCCCACCATGAGCCGTTGCGGCGCGCCCGACGCAGTGCCGCCATCACGTGCTGCACGTCACGCAGCGGGAAGATCGGCGGCTCGCCGTCCTGGCGGGCCAACCAGCGACGCGCCTCAAGGGCCCGCTTGAGCCAGTAGCGTCGTGCGAGCGCGTAGTTGAGCCCGCTGATCACGCTCATGTCGCCGCCCCCACGCGCTGCTTGCCGTTGATGAATTGCTCGTCACTGACGAAGCGCACCGTCCAGCCGAGCGGCAGCTTGGGCGCGCGTCGCTTGCCCGATCGCATGAAGGCGAACAGGTGGTACTGGTTGGCGCTGTCGACCTTGCGCGCCTCGGCCGGGTACAGCTCGATCGCCTCGACATCGGCGCCGCAGAGCTGATTCTTGATCGCCTGCAGGTCGCGCCAGTCGTGGATCGACTCCTTGTCGCGTCGCTTGATCGACAGGTGCCAGATCGTGAAGCCCCGGAACCCGTGCGCCGGCGTCTTGTCGACGGCGACCTGATACTCGGCGCAGAGCCACAGCTCCTCGCGTCGCATCGTTTCGAGAAGCCCGATCAGGGCCTCGGGCGCGACGCGCCCGCCGAAGTCGGCGTCGAGTCGCGCGAGCGTGAGGTCTTGATACTCGGCACGCTGCAGCGTTCCTATGTCGCCGTTCATTGTTCCCCCCTCTGCTCGCGGATGCGCGCAACGTCGGCCAGCGCGCGCTCGGCTTCCTCGCGCGTCGCCGCCTGCGAGGCGACGGCGAATTGCTTGTCGCCGACCTTTAGCGTCGTGCTCCACACCGCGCCGTTGCCGGCGTCGAGACTGATGCTCAGCGAGCCGCCGAGCGCCGCCGCCTTCTGCTCCAGCGTATGACTGTGCTCGCTCATGCCCGAGCGCTGCTCGTGCCATTGACGATCCTCGCTGCACGACGGCGGGAACAACACGAAGCCGTCGCGCTCGCTGTAGCGGATGATCGCCGGCATGCGCTGGCGCTCAAGCCAGCGGCGCAACGCCGGGTCGCGATGCGCGTCGCGATGATCGGGGTCGACCCATACTTGCACGACGGGGAGATGATCGGGCGGCCGCCCGTCGTGCCACGTCATCGTGACGTAGTCGGGTATCATGTCGACGACGTAGTGGACGCGATCGGGCCGAGGCAGATCGAGCGTGTCGAATTCCTCGGGGGCGAGCCATTGGCAGCGCCACATCTGGCAACTGAGCGGGCGTCGATCGTAGATCGCGCAGCCGACGCCGTGCTTCTGATGTCGACAGCGCACGTTGGCGAGCTTGTCGATCTCGGGTGTGGGCAAGAGCTTGCAGCAGAGCTGGCAGTCGCCGCATTTCCTCATTTGAATTCTCCGCCGTAGCGAGCGCGCTCGCGCACGCCCTCGGTGATGTGGATCGCGCGCGCCGGCTTGCCGGTCGGCTTCTTCTTGCTCTTGTGATAGTTGGCCAGCGTGCGCTGTTTCTGTGCCGTGTAGGCGGCGGCGCCGAAGTGGATCGAGGGCGGCGGCGGCGAAAGGCGATAGTCGCCCGCTTTGAATTCCCCGCCGCGATCGTGGACCATGACTTCGAGCTTCAACGATCCTGTGAGTCGATAACGCACCCAATGATCGCCCTCGCGAACGAACGCCATCGAACGGTGCACCCAGGCCTCGCGGTGCTGCTCTCGTTTAATCGCATGGGCGACGACGCAATAGTTTTGCAGCATCGTGTAGCCGCCGACGAGATCGCTTCGCCTGACGTGCAGGACCATGGCCATCGTCGCGTCTATGACTGGCAGGCCGCGGAAAAGCCGCGTTGAGTTTTTGGGCATCGCTCGTTTCCCCTTGTTGTGATCTGCTCTTGTGAGGGCTGCTCCCTCGACGCGACTTTAACGCTTTGGATACACTCGGGACAAAGCGGGGTGGGACCCTCGTCGCGAGAATACGCCCAGAAACACGAGGGACCCCTCGCGGGGTCCCTCCTTTAGCTAAGTCGTTGAAAGATCAGCAGCACACGCCCTTCTTCAAGACACACGTGCAGCGCGTCGATTCAATGGGTTAGCGAGGGGGTGGGACCCCAGGGTGGGACCCCGCCCTCTGCGCCGTCATTCGCGCGTTCTCACGCTGTGCTCGCAGCGCTCAACGAGCTGGCGCTCGTCCAGCTTGCGCACGGCAGTCTCGACCGTGCTGTGCGGCAGATCGAGCGCCTCGGCGATGTCGTGGAGCGACACCCACCAGGGTTGCCAGTGGGGGCGAGCACGTTGGCGCGTGTAGCGCTTCACGTAGTCGAGCACGTGATCAGCGATCTCAGTCATGAGCGCCGCCAGACGAAGCGCAGGCGCGGGCGCAGCTCGTCGAGCGACGTCCGCGCGCTGCATGTGTCGGGGCCGTTGCTGCCGACGATGACGCCCTGGCCCATCAGCCAGCCCGTCGAGCCCACGATGGCGAAGGCCGAGTCCTCGCCGTGCAGGAGCCCTTCCTCGTTCACCATCAGCGTGTCGCCGTTGGGGAAGCGACACGCCGCCTCGATATAGCCGCCGACCAGCGTTTGCAGCGCCTTCAAGCTGTCGTCCTCGCCCTCGGGCAGTTGCGCCTCGACGAGACGCTGCATGCGCGGGTCGATCACGATCGCACGATAGCTCATGTGCGCCCCCGTTCGGCGAGCACGCGTCGCATGGCAGTGAGCGCCGCGCGTGGGTCGAGCGGGCGACCCTCGAAGCGCTCGCGCACGAGCACGCGAAAGGCGTTGAGCAGCTCGGCGCTGCTCACGCGCTCGCCTTGCCTGATCAGTCGCTCGACGCGAGCACGATCGGACGCGGGGATGCCGCGTCGCTTCCAGTTGTTGAACGACTGCTCGGAGACGCCGAGCGCCGCGGCTGCCTCCTTGTCGGTCTTGAAGCGCTGCGCAAACGCGCCGAGCAGATCGGCGTCGACGTGGATCGTGTTCATTTGCCGATCCACCCATTGAGCTTGGCGAGCGCCATCTCGACCGAGACTTTGCGAGCGTCCTGCGAGCGCACGATCTTGAGATCACGCGCCCGTCTGCCGTGATCGCGATAGTCCTGCAGCTCGGCCTCGACAATCTCGCGATCGTAGTCGCCGAATTGCGGGAACCAAACGCCGTGGGCTCGCGCGGCGAGCGTGTAGTAGGGGCGCGTCATGGCCGGCACCGCGCGTCGTGCAGGGTGCGCGCTCGATCGGTCGGGGTCTGCGAGAGTGCCCAGCACTCGGCAGGCGTCAGCTCGCGTGGCCCGCGCGCTGTCGCGTCGCTCTCGGCTTGAGAGCGTGCGCGCTGCCATGCCTTGTCGAGCGATGACGGCTCGCTGCGCGTCGCCACGTAGACGACGCCCGCGACGACAGCAGCGCACGCCGCCAGGATCAGCGGCACGCGTCGCGACTTGCGCTTGGGCGGCGGCGCAGCGCTCACGTCGTCGACGAGCGCGCACGACGTGCTCGCGCTCTCGACATTGCCGAAGTCGATTGCGGGCTGCTCGGCGTCGATCGACGTGCCGCCAGGACGCGGCACGTTGCGGATGATGTGCTCGCGATCCATCACGCGACCCTCCCGATCCGAGAGATCGCGCGCTCAGCTCGACGACGACGATCGCGCTCTTTGGTGTAGAGCCGAGTCTCGGCCGTCGTCGTGTGGTTCAAGAATTGCTGCGCGTCAGTCTCGTTGCCATCGGCGTCGATGATCGCCGTCGCGCCGCGCTTGCGGAAGCTGTGCGGCCCGACACCCTCGACGCCCGCCTGCTTCGCCCAGCGTCGCATCATGTCGCTCAACGTGCTGTCGCTCTTGTACGGCAGTCCGTTGCCCTGAGTGATGAAGGCGAAGTCGCCATGGGGCGTTGCTGCGATCGAGCGCGCGAGATCGGGATGCACGGGCAGACTCTGCAACTTGTCGTGCTTGAGCTTGCGCTTGATCGCCTGCGAGCCCTTGCCCTTCGACTCTGTCCACGTGATCCACCCGCGCTTCACGTGCTGCGGCCCGAGCCCCACGAGATCGCTCACGCGTGCCCCTGTATAGAGCGCGAGATCGAACGCGAGACGTTGCGGCGTGCCGAGCCGCCACTTGCGGCAGATCGCGGCATGCTGATCGTCGTCGCAGCGCTTGAAGCCCTTCTGATCGTCGCGCAGCTTGCCGAGATGGGCCGCCGGGTTGACGTGGTCGAAGTGCCCGACCTCGATTGCCCAGTAGAACATCGCGCGCAGGGCGACGATCACACAGTCGGCCTTGCCGGGCGTGGCGGCAAAGCGCTGGCGAATGCGCAACACGCCCTCTTTGGTGATCGTCGAGAAGCGTATGTCACCGACGATGGCGTCCGGCCCGTTCTTTGGATAGAGCAGAGCGCACACGTCGCGCAGCTGGCGCGAGTGCGCCTTCTGTGTCTTGAGCTTGCACGACAGATATTGCGGCGACTTCTCGAATTGCTCGACGAGCCACAGCAACGTCGAGCTTTCGATCGATTGCAGCGGCGCGAGACGCTGATACTCGGGGCGCTCGCTCGGGCGCGTGATCGCCTTGCCGTTGTCGTCGAGCTTGCCGACGCGCTCGACGCTGCCCGATGCCCGCCAGCGCTCGACCATGCCGATCGCCGCTTGCAAGCTCTGCTGATACGCGCGCGTCGAGGGGTCGACTCCCGCGAGCGTCTTCTTTGGCCCGCCCTTCACGGGTCGATAGACGTGGATGGGGACGAAGTCGCCCCGCTTGTTCTTTCGGCGCGTGACGAGAACGCCCCTGGCTACCTGAGTTGGCATTTGTTCTTTGATCCTTTTGCTTTCATCGCATCGTTGATCGATGCGTGCGCTAATTATAAACAGCTTGTTTAGACGAGTGAAGGGTCGGAAAGCCCTTCAACCACAGTCACTTATTGATCGCCCGCGCGACGCGCCGACCCGCTTCGGGCGCGCGGCAGTCGATCGATGAAGCTGTCCAGCTCGCGAATGTCCCAACGTCTCACGTCGCCCAGCATGTAGGGCGATGGCGCGCGGCCCTCGGCGACGAGCTTGGCAAAGAGCAGCCGGCCGCAGCCGACATAGGCTGCGGCATCTTTCAGCGGAAGCCCACGGCGTTGCGGGCTGTCGGTCGCGCTCGTCACTGGCCCTCGTCGTGAACGGCCTTGCGCAGTCGACGCTCAAGCTCCGCCGTGCCCGAGCGTATCCAGACCGACGCGCGCTTGTCGTCCCACAGCACCACGGCGACATTCATCTCGACGACATCGTCGGGACGTTCGCGCCGCTCGATCTCGTCGAGCGCCAGCGCGCCGACTTCAGTGGCGAGCGTCTTGGTTGGTCGCATGACGGTACTCCCTGTGCGCTGCGTCAACCGGCGTCGCGACGCAACGGTTTGGCGAGCTTGGCCGAAGCCTGCCTTTCGCCACACTGTTTAAGATTTCATCCTTTGCGCGCCCGACGACGCGATGCCTGCCGCTCCAACAGCTCGAATTCGAGCCGCCTCATCTCGGTGTAGTCGCGCAGCTTGTCGCGCGCGTAGTCGATCTCTGCGAACGGCCCGAGCCGCAGCACCGGACCCAATCGGTCGTACTCGACGACGGCCCAGCGCTGCTGACCATCGAACACGCTCTCGATCAGCCCGAAGCTCGGGTGCGGGTTGTCGTTGATCGCCATTGGTTCCCTCCAAAGTCCGATCGTCGTCATGCTTCGGGGCTCCCTGTCGGCAGATACGTGAGCGCACGCTCGGCCATGCGCTCCAGCTCTTTGATCGCCGCCGCGCCTTGTTGGGCGGCCTGTGCTTCGAGCGCCGGCATCGCCTGCGCCAGTCCGAGCGTCACTTCGTCTTTGGTGGCGAGTCGACCCTCGCGCCACCACACGACTTCGGTCGGGTCGTTGACCGTGAACAGCACGCCGGGCTCGCCGCGATCGGCGTTCCACACCGCCGCGCCATCGCTCATCCACAGCGCCATGAGCCCAGGATTGCGCTCGCTGTGCTCGCCAGCGGCCGGCACGACCGGCATCTCGAAAGACGACGGGTTGCGGCGCATCGCCGGCCGCGTGAGAAAGGGGCAGACCTTGAGCGCGTACTCGGCGCAATCGCGATGACTGGGCGGCTCGCTGTTGACGCGCGAGATAACGCACATGGGGCCGAGCACGAAAGCGCAGTGGCGACCCAGCGGCTGCCCGCACAGCCAGCAGAGCTTGAAGCGGACGCAGGCGGCGAACGCCGAGGGGTCGACCACCCGGAAGTCGGGCGCGCCCGTCCCCGGTCGCCTCTGCTGGCCCTGATCGAGCCACGCCACGAAAAAGGGGATGATGAAGCCGCGATGATCGCGACGCATCCCAGCCAGTCGCTTGGGCACCGGCACGTCGTGCTGGGGAGCGTTCATTGCGGCCTCCGTTTGTCGTAGAGCGGCACCATCTCGCGCACGGCGCGTATGTGCGCCTCGATCAGCCGGTCGCGTATCTCGGGCTCGTGCCCGGCCAGCCAGCAGGCGAGCAGCGACGCGATCGCCGCGCCCTGCACGCCGGGGTCCTCGCCGGCCAGGATCGCGGCGCACGCATCCTCGATCAGCATGGCGCGTCCGGGGCTCTGCTCTTTCATGCGACACCTGCCTCGCTGCGTCGTCGCGCCAGCTCGCGCTCGACCACCACGTTCCAGGCGATCACCACCCGATCGGGCCGGGCGCTGGGCGAGGTGAGCTTGCAGGCGCGACAGCGCACCCGGATGGTGCGCAGCTTGCGCGCGCCGCGCTCGATCACCGGCAGCGGGCCATGCGGGCTGCCGCACGGGCAGGGGTGGAAGTCGGCGCGCATGGTCATGGCTGCACCGCCTCGACGAAGCCCTGCAGCCCGCGCCAGAATTCGATCGGTCGATCCTCCGAGTAGATCGCCAGCTCGCGGCCGTATGTGCGGATTTCGACGACGTGACGCTCGACGTTCGCGGAAGGCATCACGTCATCGCAGATCAGCGGCCTCAGCTCGCGATTGAGACGGCTGGTCACGACAACTTGCGGGCCGACATCGTCGGTCAGAAGCATGAAGCCCAGCACCTTGCTGCCCTCGCAGCAGCAACGCACGGCGAACCACCGAGTCATCGGTCGACCAGCAGCTTGCGCAGTCGCTCGACCTCGCCACAGAGATCGCCGAGCACGCCGCTGACCTCGACCGTTTCTATTGTCTTGTCGATCTCCAGAAGCGCCCAGGCGATGCACCAGCGCGGATCGTCGCTGCTCAACGCGTACCCACGGATGCGCTCGCGGATCGCCTGATCGTTTCTCTGTCGCGTGGTCTGCATGGTCATCGTCCGATCTCCTCGCCGCTGTAGAAAGCGCGCAACGCGGCCTTGGCGTCGTGATCGAAGCGCCCTTCGAGATGACGCGCCGCGGCAAGCTCGGGGCCGGCCGGGTGCCCGCGCCGTCGCTCCTCGAAGTAGCGTTGCTGGGCCTTGCGCATGGCAACGCCCACCTCGATCGCGAGCGCGAGCTGCTTTTCGAGCGGCGTCATAGCGGATCAACCCCGGCGTCGATCGCGCAGTCGAGCCAGCGCTCGATCATGGCGCGATCGGCAAGCCAGTCGACCGTGCCGCGCAGCACGTCGACCGCTTTACCCTGGAACCCCGGCGCGAAGATCCATTGCCGCAGATAGGCGCGCAGCGCCGCGACGTGCTCGGGTGACAGCTCGTCGCGACGATTGAGCAAGGCCTCGATCGCCGGCCGCAACACGCCGCTCTGCTCGTTGGGCCAGTAGCCGGGCACGCCCTCGACGATCGTCATGCCTTGCCCTCCCGGCACTGGTCGTGAATGGCGCGCAGCAGCTCGACCATCGGGCGCAGCGCCTCGACGGGGACCCAATAGGCCAAGTCGAGCGCGCCGTTGGGTCCTCTCGTCAGCTTGCCGCCCGCCAGCACCTTGCCCTCGCTCGCGTAGCACCAGCCGACGAGTCGCGCCTTGGGCAGCGTCGAGCAATCGACCATGACGCAGGGTCGATCCTTCGCCACGTCGTCGTCGCCGAGCGGCATGCTGTGCGGGCGCTTGCGCGAGGCGCGTGCCTCGACGCCGAAGCCCACGTCCGGCTGGCCCTGGTCGAGCAGGTTCGACCAGTAGAGATTGAGCCCCTTGGCGACGGCGATCTCGCCGACGCAGCCCACCGCATCCTTCATCGGCTCGAACACCACGGCGCTGCCGCGCCCGCCGTAGTTGCCCTGCTGCTCTTTGTGCAGCGCGAGCGCGGCGCGCGCCGACGCCACCATCAGGGCGAGGCCGATTTCCTCGACCTTGAGCGTCACGTCCCAATCGAGTCGCGGCATCATGGCTGCGTCATCCGCTCCCGCGCGTCGCGCTCGGCGACGTTGATCTCGCTGCGACGCAGCCCGGTGATCTTGGCAATGCGCTCGGCGTTGAGCGTCTTGATCGCGTCGATGTCGGCTTCGCTCGCGGCCTTGGCGAAAAGCGCCTTCAGCGTGTTGATCACCGAGTCCTGACCGATCAGGCCCTCGGGCAGCAGCCACGGCGAGGGGGCATCGGTGGTGGCTGACTGCTCCGAGGGCGGCGCACTCGCCGCCGGCTCGGGGTGCGCGTGCGGATGCTGTGTCGGCTCGCCCTTGGGCGCCTCCTCAAACGGGACGTCGGTCGGCGTGCGGCGCGGCTCGGGCGGGATTTCGGCCGGCCAGATGTCCTCGATCGTCGCCATGCCTTCGGTCACTGCCTTGATCTCGGCGATGACGCGCGCAACGTCGGGCGCGAGCCACTGATCGAGCACGCGGCCGACGAAGCCCTCGACGCGCTTGATCGGCACGCCCAGCTCGGCGAGGCGCTCCAGGCAGCGGGCGCGATACTCGGGCAGCTTCTTGCCGACCCGCTCGACCAGGTTTTGCTTGGCCTGCTCGAAAGCGTAGTTGACGAAAAACGGGATGCCGTGGTGCACGGCGTTGCGCATGGCGAAGCTCTGCCCCAGCGAGGCGGCCATGCGCTTGCGGCGTTCCTCGTCGTCGCCGCCGAGCTTGATCGCGCCCTTGCTGATCGGCACCGCCCGAGTGATGGCGTAGCCGTTCTCATGGTCGACAAAGCGGGCATAGACCATGTAGTGCGCGCCCTCGTCGAGCACGCGCACGTCCTGCTCGCAATTCTTGAACAGCTGCGCGACGTTGTCGGTGCAGACGATCGACGGCCCCTCGATCCAGTCGATGCCGCCGCCCTTCTTCTTCACCTGATAACGGTAGTACCAGTCCTCGCCGGCCGCGGCGGCACGCGCCGCGATGTTGCGCAGGATCGACGGCTCATCCCGCGCTATCTGGACGCGCTGGGCTGTCACCACTCCGAACAGGCCCTCGGCCCGCGCCATCAGGCGTTCGCCGCTTGGCACGAGATCGCCCGGCTTTTCCGGCCGCATGCGTTGCTCGAATTCGTGAAGCTCGACCGGGTCGAGCAGCTCGGGGCCGCGTGCCATGGAGCATCTCCTGTTCAAACGTGCCCTCGACCACGTGGAAGAAGGCGAAAAAAACGTCGTCGATCACGTGCTCGACGCTCTTGCCTTGGCGCTTGGCCCACCAGCGCACGATGCGCTCGCGCCGCTTGTCGAGGGTGATCTTCATGACTGATCGCCCTCGATCTCCTCGCGCAGCGCGTCGGCCGACATCCCCAGCCGGTCGACCACGGCCTCGAGGAATTCGAGCGCCTCGGTCTTGCTCATGAGGCCCGGCTTGCACAGCGCCTCGACGGCGTCGACGGCTTCGGTGACTTGCTTGTCCATGATCATGCTCCCTTCGATCCCTTGGCTGGCGGCATCAGGCCGACGAGGTTCATCGCCTTCATCCAGACGATCACCTCGTCGTCGCGGCACAGCACGTCGAGCGCCGAGCCGCGCTCTACCTGATGGATGGCGGTGTGAACGATGCCGGCGAGCTTCTCGAGGAGCTCGGGCGAGGGCTTGAGCGGCTCGATCATTGGGCCTTCTCCGTCCGAACGAAGCGCACGCCGGGCGGCGCCGCGTCGACGCGCTTCTCGCGGCTGGCGTGTCGGGTGGCGGCGCGCTCGATCATCGGGTCGAGGTCGCGCGCGACGATCGCGTCGTGCTTGCGGTAGTAGGCGAGCGCCAGATCGGGATCGTCGATCTCGCCATGCCAGTATTCGCGCAGGCTCATGGCGCGCGGCGAGTAGTCGCCACGCACGCGGGCTCGCCCGACAGGGCGCGACGCGGCAGCCACCGCATCCTCGGCGTGTTCCTCGGCGCGCTGCGCGGCCAAGCGCTCCTCGATCGTGGCGTCGGGCTTCTGCGCCTGATGGGCGAGCTGCGCCGCCTCGACGATGGCGGCATCGGCCGCCTTGCGCTTGGCCTCGGCCTCGCGCTTGGCCCGCTCGCTCTTGAAGGAGAGCCACTTGGTCGAGCGGGCGAGCATGTCGGTCAGCGCCATCGCCACCATGTCGCGGATGTCGCGATAGCTGAGCTTGATGGCTTCGATCTCCTGCTCGTGCGGCGCGCGTTCGGCCTTCTCGTCCTTTTCGAGATCGTCGCGCGCGGCGCGCAGCTGGGTGACGAAGTCGTCGGCAATGCCGGCGTGCTCCTCGCTGGTGATCTCGGGCCGCTCCTTGGTCCAGCGGTCGGCGTTGCCGATCAGCTCGCGCGCCCGATCGCGCGTCGAGGGCAGGTTGTGGCCGATGCCGGGGCGGGTCATCACGAGTCCCGCGCCGCGCGGATCATCGCGGCAAAGATCGAGGCGACGGATTGCTCGTCGCTCATCGCGTGGCGGCCGATCGCCTGCATGTGCAGGTTGGGCGCTTCCAGCTCCAGCAGGATCGCCTCGACGATCGCCGCCGCCTGGACGCTGGTCAGCTCGACGCCGCGTCGCCGACCCGTGTCGCGTGTCGCCAGCTCAAGAGCAGGAACCATCGGGAATCGCATGGCAACACCTCAGAAGGCCGGCTTCAGCGCGCGAATATCGATCGTCTCCCACGGGCGCGCGGCGGGATGATCGGGCGCGTGCTGGCGCGCCCAGGCGGCGCGGCGCAGCAGGAAGCGATACTCGTCGCGGCTGATCGGGTTGCGCGCGCACCACGGCCATACCCGCTCGACATCGTGCGGCACGCGACCGATCAGCAGGCCCGTCACGCCGTAGAAGTTGCGCGCGCTGGTGCCGTTCACGATCGCGCACCAGCGCGCCGGGCGGTCCTGGCGCTCGCCGTCGATCACCGGCTGGCCGAAGTAGAGTCGCACCGGCACCATGATGCCGCCGCGCATCAGGCGGATCGTGTAGAAGCCCGCCACGGGCTCGTCGCTCGTGAGCGCGTCGGGCCTCACGGCGCGATCCTCGAGGCGCGCACCAGTCGGATGTGCTCGTTCCAGGCGCCGCGCACGTGTTCGGCTTTGACGAGCGGCGCGACGATCTTGCAGCGCCAGCAGCGGTAGCAGACGAGCGAGCTGCGCGAGCCCGGCCGGTCGAACACGGGCGGGCGACCGCAAAGACAAAGCTCCAGTGGCTCCGGCTTTGATTCCGGCATGGCCTGCGATCCCTCTCTGTCGTCTTCGTTTAGCGGCAGAGCAGGATCAGCAGTCCCATCAGCGCCAGCGCACTCGCCCCGTCGAGCAATCGACGACGGAGCCGCTGCCGTCTCACCATCGTTGGCACGATGCTACTGGCAACGAGTGGGCGCGAGCTGCCGGGCATGCCGGTGATCCCCCTGTGACGCTTTTGTGCCAGGGGTGAGACTACGCCTCGCGGCGATTTACCGGCAAGCGATGTTTCTCAAACCGTTAAAACGACGACCGCGCGCGATCGGCGCGTCGACGTTTCAACGACTTGGCGAGGGCTGTTCAGTCGGCGAGCGCGTCCGATGGGCCATCGCCATTCGAGTTATCCCCACGATCCCCAGGACGCTTTGCCGCAGATCGACGGCGACGCGCCTGCTTCGGCGTCTCGCCGACGAGCCGCTTCGGCTTGCCGTGAACCGGGCGCGGCACGACGTTGGAGCGCAACCGCTCGATCAGCTCGACCGGCATCTCGCTCTTGTAGCTGTCGCGAATCAGATAGTCGGTGGTGACGCCGAATTTCTGGCAGAAGCGCACCATGGTCGGCAGATCGAATGGGCGCCGGCCCGTCTCATAGTTGAACCACCGCTGTGGCGTGCAACGCATCTCGCGCGCCATCGCCGACAACGTGTAGAGCAGGCGCTCACGTATGCGGCGGAGTCGCAGAGCGATCTCGCGACGCAAGATCACCTGCTCGTCTTCGAGCTTGGTTGGCATGTTGATCCTTTTTCATGTGAGCGACGGCCCACCTTCCCAAATTTGCACCGTCACTTTTGCGGCAGAGTGCCACAGTCTCGACAACGCTGACAACCATTCGTGGTGGCATCGCGCCATCGCCCAGGCGGATACCCACCGAGTTTTACGCTTTGTTCACCCTGTCATCGTCTCGTCAAATGGTTGAGAGTGCGGCCATGCGGGAGCTGCAAGTCGTCGACGACCAGATGGCGATCGATCTTCTCGCCGAGCGCTGTGCGAAACGGCTGCGAATCGACGTGGGATCGCGTCATCACAAATGCCGGCTCGTGGCCATCGAAGTCTCGCAGTTTTCGAGCATCACCGCCCATCAGGTCGAGCAGTGGCACGCACGCGGGCACATCGCCGCCCACAAGCGGCTGGCGTTCCTGCAGGCGTTCAACGCCCTGCGCGGCCCGAAACTGCCGATGGTGTGGCTCGCGGCCCCCGCCCAACGCCAGAACGGAGGGCAGCATGGCGAAGGCGAAGCGCAAGAGCGCAAGGCGCAAGGGAAACGGCATCGGTCACAACGGCGCACCCGGCGGCGTACCGGACGAGGTCTACGAACGCTGGCTGCCGAAAATCGCGCTGGCTGAGAACGCGCTGCGCAACGCGCGCTCCAGGCTCGGCAATCTCTATCAGCAGGCCGAAAAGGACGGCTGCAACCGCGCGGCGATCAAGAGCGCGCGACGCAAGATGGTGCGCGACACCGGCGCGGTGATCGTCGACGCCAAGGCCGAGGCCCAGGTGCTGCGCATCCTGCAGTCGCCCTTGCAGCTGCAATTCAACCTGTTCGGCGGCATCGTCGAGACCAAGCCCGTCAACCCCTATCTCGCGGGCCAGCAGGCCGGGCGCAATGCCGAGCCGATCGACAACAACCCGCACAAGCCGGGGACGGAAGACTTCGATCTGTGGCGCCAGGGCTGGCACTCGGGTCAAGAGGGCAATCGCCAGTCGTTGCGCGAGGGCGCGGCCGACTTCCAAGCGTAGGGAGGCGGCGATGCCGCGCGATGATGCTGGCGCCGCGCGACGGCGGCGTGACGAACAAGAGCGCGAGCTGCATGCCGCGGTGGCGCAGCTGCTGCGCTGGATTCTGCGGCCGCCGACGTTCTGGACCACATTCCCGGCCGGCGGCGGCGGTCTGGAGCACGGCAGGATGATGGCGCGCCTCGGGCTGCGCGCGGGCTTCCCCGACATCATCGTGTTTCACCCGAGCCTGCTCGGCCATCACACGATCGTGGTCGGGCTGGAGCTCAAGACCGAGATCGGGCGCCAGTCGGGCGCGCAGCGCGATGTCGAGCGCGACTTCACCGCGACGGGCGCGATCTACGCGCTCTGTCGATCGATCGACGACGTCCAGGCCGTGTTGCGCTCGGCCGGCGTGCCCTTCCTCGGCACGCGATGATCGACCCATGGGCATCGAGGTCGATCTTGAAGCTGAGTTCTGGCGTTCGATCGAGCGCGCACGGCTTGCGAGCGTGGCGCCCATGTTGGCGCGCCTGGAGCTGTCGCGACACATGCAATGGGGCCTCGCCAAGGTGGCGTGGTGGGGTGACGAGCGGCGCTACTGGGAGCCCGCGCCCGATGGGCGTTTCGCCATCGTCGCCCCCGTCGTCGAGGATTGCGAGCTGGTCGATCTCTGCGCGATCGAGCTGCCCGGTCAGCACACCGGCTTGCGTCTCGGGCTCGCGCGTCTCGCCTGGGGGCTTGGCCTCGACGCCGTCGAGAAGGCGCGCTTCGGCTGCTGCGATCTCGGGCTGTTGGAACGGCCGCTCGACTGGCTGACCGATCCTGTCGACACCTGTTGGCTCGCCGACTTGCGCCACGTCGCAATCGTCTTGGACGGGGTCGAGGAATTCAGCGTCAAGGGCCATAGCTTCGCCCAACGCGTGCGCTCCTTGCTGGCGCCCAGCGCCCGCGATCGTGTGCTGGTGGCGGAGTGAAGAAGGGCATCCCTTTCGACGAGTCGACGCGCCGACGCGCCACGCGCGAGCGCAGCGATCGCACACCGCGCAGACCGACGCTCAACGGTCACGACCCATCACCACCGACATCGCTTTTCGATCTCTCGCACGCCGATGTCATGCGCTGGGAAAATGAGGAGTTGCCGCCCATGGAATTCACCGTCGCCGAGATCATCCCGCATCACACCGCCTGGCTGATCGGCGGCGACTCGGGCTCGGGCAAGTCGATCCTGATGCAGACGCTTTGCACCTGCATCGCAGCCGACCTGCCGTTCCTCGGCCGCGCCGTGCGCCACGGCCGCGCGGTCTACGTCACCGGCGAGGATCGCGACGACATCCTGCACGCGCGCCAGCTGCGCATCTTCAAGGCGCTCGGCATCTCGTTCGCCGAGGTCGGCAACAATCTCTTGGTGCGATCGATGGCCGATCGCGAAATGTGGCTGTTCAACGAACACGGGCCGACGCCGCACGGCATGGGGTTGGTCGACGAAATCAAAAAGCTCGGCGGCCAGACATCGCTCGCCGTCATCGACTCGGCGTCGCTCACCTTCGACGGCGAAGAGATCAGACGCCGGCCGGTCGCCGACTTCATGCGCTATCTCAATCGCTCGGCCGTCGACATTGGCGGCTCGATCGGGCTGGTGGCACACACGTCGCGCTCAAGCCGCAGCGACGCGCGATCGATGGTCTCGGGCTCGACCGCCTGGGTGGCGCAGGCCCGCGCCGGCTTGCTCCTCGAGGCGCACGGCGACGATCAAGCGAAGCTCTCGCTGATCGCGCCCAATTACAGCCGGCGCATTGATCCCGTGCTGCTGAGCTGGAACGACGAGGGCGTGTTGCTGCCCAAGCCGCCGCGCTCGCAGCTCGACGTGATCCAAGAGCGCGCCGACGAGAACGTGGTGCTGAGCGAGATCACGTCGCGATGGGCCAAGGGCAGCCCGCTCGGGCAGCAGGGCAAGCGCGCTGTCGGCAAGGTGATGGCCGAGCTTGGCCGCATGAGCGTCGAGCGCGCAAAGGCGGCGGCGGAACGGCTTGAGACGGCCGGATTGATCGGGCCGGGGCGCATCCACAACGGCCCAAGTGGTTATCGTCCATTGCCACAAGATGTGGGTACACACTTTGAAAAAGTGTCACCGGACATTTTGGAGAGCTAAGCCGATGGAATTCCTCACCAAAGTCGTTGGTACACACTTTCCCCCATACCCCCTAGCGAGGCGTACCCCTCGCCCTCGCTGTCGCGAGGGATACACCCCTAGCCCTAGGGGCCGGCTGAGACTGGGTTTTGGGGTCCGACCAATGACGATCGCCCGTGATCAGCTCGTCGAGTGGTGGCCGCTGGTGGACGTCACCCGACTGCGCATCCGTGAAGGCGATCTGGTGATCGTCCGCATCGCCGAAGGTCGACAGCTCACCGCCGCCCAGGTCGAGCGCATCGCCGACGCGCTGCATGACGCCTATCCGCTCTGCCCGGCCCTGGTGGTCGACAACGGCATCGACTTCGTCCTGCGCCGCGCCATGCCCGACATGCGCGCCGAGGACCTCATCCAACCGAAACGCACCACGACGATGGAGTGACGCCATGGACAACGAAGCGCTGTTGCAATTCTTCGCCTACGAACACCTGCCCGAGCCGCTGCAGGGCATATCGGCGCCGTTCGGCAAGCTCGCCGGCTGGATCGTTCAGGAGTTGCCGCGTAACCCGGAGCGCACCGTGGCCTTGCGCAAGCTGTTGGAGGCCAAAGACTGCGCGGTGCGAGCGCGACTGTTCAAGGGTTGAGCCGATGGCGAACGCCAAAAAGCGGCGGGCTCGCAAAGCGCGCCGTGGTCGTGATCGGCGCATCAAGATTCCCAATCGTCGCGTGCCACGCGAGCCGATCTTGCCACGCTCGCGCTGGATGCTGATGACGCTCCTAGAACGCGGGCCCGACCAGGGCGGCATCGACGCCGAGCAATTCGAGGCGGCGATCGAGATCGTCGAGGCGTTCGATGCCTTGACGCGCGACCTGGGCTTCGCCGGCAGTGGCGAGATCATCGTCGCCGGCAGTCGTCAGCCGTTGTGGCTGCAGAAGAACCTCACGGCGCGCGAGCTGCGCTTGGTGACGATCTACGTCGAGTGGGCGCCGGCCGTGCCGCGCTTCCTGCAGCTGCGCCCTTCGGTGATCGTCGAATGGGTGCAGGACGAGCGCGCGATGGACGAGGACGACATCGCAATCTTGCAGCGCGCCACCACGATGTGGGTGCTGACGCGCCTCGATCTTGAGCAGCCGAGCGACCGTGCGGTCGACGTCCCAGGGCTTGCGGCAACGGCTTGACAAGATGCACAAATGGTTGGAACGCTAGACGACACATCAAACTGTGACTTGCGCATGCCGCAGCGACCACCCGTGCACCGGCCACCTTGGGCCAAGAGTAAGGGGCAGATCGCGAGGGAACGTCAGCACGCGCGCGACGTTGAGCGCGGCTCAGCAGCACAGCGTGGCTATGATGCCAAGTGGCGAGCGCTGCGCGGCGCCTACATCGCTCGACATCCCTTTTGCAGCGTCGCGGGCTGTGGTCGACCGACCGTAGACGTGGACCATCAGATTCGGATCAAGCTGCGCCCCGAGCTGCGCCTCAGCTGGAAGAACCTTCGCGCGTTCTGTCATGCGCACCATGCGGCGCACTCAGCACGAGAGCAGGCGCTCGAAGCGCGCGAGCTGCGTCGGGCGATCGCTCTGCGATAGCCCCCAGGATTGCCATTAGGGGCTCACCAGCTCGACCCGCTACCCCAGCCCACCCTCGCGCGTCGGGCGTGCAGGGACGCTGCAAATCTGAGCTTGGGGGGCGGGTCCCGCACGGGGGGATGGGGTCCGAGAC